GCATCCGAACGTGAAGATCAACCACGCGGTGCTGCACGGCGGCGACGAAGGCAGTGGCAAGGACACCATGTGGGCGCCGTTCCTGTGGGCCATCGGCGGCAAGCACCAGCACAACAGGTCGATCATCGAGACGGGCGAGATCAACAGCCAGTGGGGGTATAACCTGGAGGCTGAAGTTCTGATCTTGAACGAACTGCGCGAACCGGAGGCGAAGGAGCGCCGGGCGCTGGCCAACAAGCTCAAGCCGATCATTGCCGCGCCGCCAGAGACGCTGCTGATCAACCGCAAGGGCCTGCACCCCTACGAGATGCTGAACCGGGTTCAGGTGGTGGCGTTCACAAACGACCCGCTGCCGATCACGCTGCCGACGCAGGATCGCCGCTGGTTCTGCGTGTGGTCGCGCGCACCGCGGATGACCAAGCCAGAGGCAGACGCGCTGTGGGATTGGTACAAGGCCGGCGGCTACGAGAAGATCGCGGCTTGGTTGCATCTGCGCGACGTGTCGGCGTTCGGCGCTGCCGCTGCGCCGCCGGTGACCGAGTGGAAGCTGAACATGGTCGAGCAGGGCATGAGTGTAGCCGAGAGCTACTTGGTCGATATGATGCGCCTGCGCGTGGGGCCGTTTGCGTCGGGCGTTGTCGGCGGGCCGTTCCACAAGCTGTGTGATCTTTTGGTCACAGAGGGTAAGGTTCCTGCGGGTGTCAAAGTGCCGCAGGCTGCACTGCTGCACGCCTTCAAGGAAGCCGGTTGGACGGACTGCGGGCGTCTGGGGTCGGCTGACTTCCACACCAAGCGGCATATCTTCGCAGCCCCGGAGATTGCCAGAGTTCATACCAAATCCGACCTTCGCCGGATGGTAGAAAACATTGATACCACCGGGGCGAAGGTGGTAGGGATTCATCAACAGCGCACCCCAAACCAGCGCGGTTGATGACGGAAACCCCCGGCGTGCCTCACTGCGCCGGGGGTTTCTTTTTGCTTGGCCCTTGCAACAGAATGTTTGCACCCATAGGATAGCGCCATGACCGAGAAAGAGATCGAAGCCTACTTCGTGAAGCGCGTGAAGGCGCTGGGCGGGTACAGTTACAAGTTCCGCAGCGTGACGCAGCGGGGCGTGGCTGACCGCATCGCCTGCCTGCCGAACGGCCAGACGTGGTTCGTGGAAATGAAGAAGCCCGGCGGGCGGCTGTCGCCGCTGCAAGAGATATTTGCCGAAAACATGGCCGAGATGAACCAGAATTACGCATTGCTGTGGTCGAAAGAGGACGTGGACGATTGGGAAAGGAAAATAAAATGACAGTATACTACAATGAGATAGACCCATACGCCGCGCAATGGCTCAGGAACCTGATCGCGGCAGGACACTTGGCGAAAGGTGAAGTTGATGAGCGCAGTATCACAGAAATTCAACCTGATGACCTTCTTGGTTTCGACCAGTGTCACTTCTTCGCAGGAATCGGCGTCTGGGGCCACGCCCTGCGCCAAGCCGGATGGGCCGACGACCGGCCCGTCTGGACGGGCAGTTGCCCTTGCCAGCCGTTTAGCGCCGCAGGCAAGCAGGAAGGCTTCGCTGACGAGCGCCATCTCTGGCCCACCTGGTTCAATCTCATCCGCCAGTGCCACCCTGCAATCGTCCTTGGCGAACAGGTTGCAAGCGCGCTCGATTGGCTCGATCTTGTATCAACTGACATGGAAAGCGCGGGCTACGCCTTTGGGGCGGCAGATTTGTGCGCTGCGGGGTTCGGCGGCGCGCACATCCGGCAGCGACTTTATTTCACGGGGGTGGCCGACACCGTTGGCAGCGGACGCCAGAGGACGGGCGGGCAAAGCCGCGCACAAAGTGTCGGAACTGCCGAACGCAGTGGAACTAGCGGGCTGGCCAACACCCCGCTCGACGGACGGCGACAAGGGGTCGAGGACGGCGGAAGGCTGCGAAGCGGAAATTGCGAGGAAGGGACGGCTGGACGATCTGCCATCAACAGCGACCTATCTGGCGGGCTGGCCGACGCCGACCACCAACGACAGCGTTCGCCAACCATCTCAAAACTTTGCAACGAAGAATATTACGCTGAACCACGGAGCAGTGTTAGCGGGCTGGCCGACGCCGAACACCATGACGGGCGGGCAGTCCAGCAGAAGCGGCGACCGGAAGGGCGAACCGCTGATGGGTGGGATTGTGCGGGGGCTGGCGGAAATGGCGACGACCGGCCCCATGCGCCTATGCTGGGACGGGACGCTGCTGACTGGCTCTACTGCCGGGATGACAAGTGGAGGCCGGTTGAACCCGGCACATTCCCGCTGGCTGATGCGGCTGCCAGCCGCGTGGGACGACTGCGCGCCTACGGAAACGGCCTTGACGCTGAAACGGCAACGCAGTTCGTAGCGGCTGTGATGGACTGCGCGCCGTGAGACTGCGCCCCTACCAGGACGACGCCGCCGACTTCCTGTACGAGCGCGACCGGGCGATGATCTTGGCGCCGGTGGGCGCTGGCAAGACCGCGATCACGCTGACAGCCATGCAGGCGATGCTGAACGACGGCTTGGTCAAGCGGTGGCTGGTGGTTGCCCCCAAGCGCGTCTGCACGGACGTGTGGCCGGTCGAAGCCCCGAAGTGGTCTAACATCACGCCGGCGCTGGCGGTCGGCACCCCGGCGCAGCGTAAAGCGGCGTTGGCCAGCGCCGCGCCTGTGGTCGTGATCAACTACGACAACCTTGATAAGCTAGAGGATTTGTCAGGTTTTGACGGCGTCGTGTTCGACGAACTGACGCGGCTGAAGAACCCCAGCGGGAAGCGGTTCAAAACACTGGAGAAACTTATGTCTACGATGGCGATACGGTGGGGATTGACAGGCTCGTTCACGTCGAACGGCCTTGAGGATGTGTTTGGCCAGTGCAAGATCATTGACCAAGGCTTGCTGGGCCGCGCCAAGGGCGCGTTCCTCCAGCAGTACTTCCACTGCGTCAACCGCGAGTTTGGTCAGTGGACGCCGGCACCCGGCGCGCTGGAACAGGTGATGGAACGGATCAAGCCGGCGACGTTCGTGCTTGACCCAGGCGACTACAAGGACAAGCTGCCGCCGTGCCATGTCGTTGAGACGCGGGTTCAGCTTGCGGATCGCGGGCCGTATGAGAAGATGAAGCGCGACTACGTCGTCAAGTTCGGCGACGACCGCGTCATCGCCCAGAACGCCGCGTCGGTGACGACCAAGCTGCAACAGATGGCGTCGGGGTTCGTCTACAACCGCGAGGGGCCGCTGCCGGTGCATTGGTTCAGCAGCCACAAGTTTGACCGGCTGGAGGAACTGCTGGATGAGAACCAGCGCGCCAACACCATCGTGGTGTACAACTACCAAGAGGAACTGGCCGAACTGCGCCGGCGTTTCCCGCACGCCCAGACCATAGAGGACAAGGACGTGATTGAGCGGTGGAACGCCGGCAAGGTCGAACTGCTGCTGGTGCATCCGAAGTCCGCAGGCCACGGCCTGAACCTTCAGCACGGCGGCTGCCACATGGTGTTCGTGTCGCTGCCGTGGTCGCTGGAGTTGTACGAGCAGACAGTCGGACGCCTGCACCGCGGTGGGCAGCGCCATGCGGTGTGGGTCTACGTGATGCTGACCGAAAAAACGATTGACGAACGCATCTGGGCGGCCCTTCACGAAAAGCGTGCCGTGTCAGACATAGCGATGAAGGAGTTGAAGAATGAACAAGGTTGATTGGCGGTCGCTGGCCGCCACGCTCACGTCCATGTCGGAAGCCGAGGTCAAGCGCCTGCTGGACGACGAGATGGCGACGCGCCGCCGCATCGGGATCGTGCGCCGCCTGCACCAGCGGTACGCCATGCTGCGTAACGCGCGGGAGCGCGCCGAACTGATGGCGAGGCTGGGCGCATGACGGACGCAGTTAATCCCGACCACTATAAGGTCGGCGGTATTGAGACGATTGACTACCTCCAGGCCAAGCTGTCGCCAGAGGAGTTCGCCGGCTACTGCCGTGGGAACGCGCTGAAGTACATGAGCCGCGCCGGGCATAAGGACGCCACGGTGCAGGAGATCGGCAAGGCTATTTGGTATTTGCAGTGCTGGCGGGACAGTCTGATTCACACAGACACACCCACGTAGAGTTGTGCGTCTCAATTGCCTTCACCGTTTCAGCGGTGTCCGTCTTGCTGTCGTAGCTGATCGGCTTGGCGATGCGGCAGTAATCACCGACGAGCGCGGTCGAACCTGTCACGCAGCCGGTCAAGACGAGCGGGATCGTCAGCGTCCATAGCGGCTTCAGCCTTGGCAACATTCGCATCAAGTTGCTCCTGTGCATCCTGACGCCCTTGCGCCCGCAGCTTGGCGTTTCCGAAATCGGTAAACACCCGGTCAAGCAGCGACAGCAAGAGCGTCAGGAGTTTGATCACGCCTCAGGCTTTTCCATCAGGAACACGGCGGCAAGCCCAGCCAGACCGGCAACCGCTGCCGAGATGGCTTCCCACTGCACGTCCGTCAGGCCCAGCGCCAGCGCGAGGCTGGCGACGCCGGCGTAGGTGCTAGGCTCTTTGAGCCGGTTCACAAGCCAAGAAACAAACTTCATGTCATTCTCCTTTGGGGTATTGCTTCCACGGTAATTCCCAATGTGGGCCGTCCTTGAAAGTCCGCCAGTCGCCGCCCCAGACAATCGGGACTTTTTCGTGCGCCGCTGCCGCCTTCACGATCTTGGCCAGACGGTTATACAGCGGCCAATCCCACGACACGGTGCCGCCGATCATTGGCGCCAGATCGACAGCGTGGCCAGTCAGGTGCCGAGAGTTCAGCGTGCGGGTCGCACCCTGCGCCAGCAACTGCTTCTGCCTAGGTAGCGTTCGCAGCCCCTCCAGCACAGTGAAGTCCAGACTAGACATGGCAGCAGCGCGGCGGACAACGCGCACTAGGTCAGGATGCACGTCCTGCAAACGGGCGATAGACCGGGGGCCAAGGACAATGCTCATTGCGTAACGCCCATGCGTTTTCCGTACCGGAAGGTATAATACCACAGAAGGTCGATCACAACCCAGCCTTTCTGCGCTTGTAGGTCAGGAAGTCCGCGCCTTCCTGCACATCCTCAAACACGCTGACTGCCGGGGCAGCGCCGTTGCGCGGCGTGATGACCGTCACGACCGACTGTCCGCTGCGCTGTTCTGCGAACTGGCCCTTGAGCGCGTAGTCGTCGCTCTCCTTGTAGCCCTTGGCGCGCACCAGCGTGTAGCGCCGCCCGCCGGCAAACTCGCCCTGGCCGGTGCCGAACGTGTGCCGGTGGAACGCAGCGTAGATGTCGGCGTGTTCGTCGATCATCGCCGCCCGCTTCAAGCCGTGCAACTCGTTGTACATTGAGTGGCCCTTGAAGTCGTGCCGCGCCCAGACGCGGGTGATACCGCCGCACGGCGACGCCAGTTGCAGCTTGGCGTCCCAGTCGCGCATCAGGATGCGTTCGGTGTTCATGCCGTCGAATATGCGTTTGCCGTAGTTCCATGTGTCGTGGTTGCCCAAAATCCACACCAGCCAGTTGACGCCTAGATGCTTCAGCGCCCACTCGACCAGTTCCCAGCCTTCTGATACCGTGGCGGATTGTTCGCCGTACAGGCGCTCTAGCCTGCCCACCCAGTTGTTGATCGAATCACCGCCGTTGGCGCCGTACAGCCCTTCGGTTTCGGCGCAGATGCGCGCGTCACGCTCGAAGCCGACCAGATCGCAGAACGGATCGTCGAGGTGCGGATCGCCGAACCAGCAGATGGCGTATGGCCCTTTGATCGGTATCCGCACGGTCTGCCAGGCTTGCGCCTGCGCGTGCGCGATCCGCAGTGCGTTGCGCTTCTTCATCAGCGCCAGCCGCTCTGCAAACGGCAGATCGGCTGGCGGCAGCGGGTCTGCCTTGGGCGTGTCGAGCGACAGAACCGCGGCTGTCCGCGCCACATGACGGCGGCAGGCGTTCTGCACCGCCGCCCGGCTGATGTTTAGATGAAGTGCTGTTGCGTTCTGACTGCCGAGATCGGCGGCTAACTCAGCAATTTTGGCGTCGCCCTCTGGGTCAACGTCGTACTGATTGACTGCCATGAATCACCCTACAAAGCAGTCTTTT